CAACGGTAATTTGGTGGGGGGCTACGAAGATGCTCGACACATTAAACAGCCTCACAGAAGCCCTACACAAGCTCAACGAGACAAGCGAGAAACAGGTGGAGTACTTCGATGACATCGCCAAACAGGCCATGCGCAACGCTTTAACCGTTCCTCCACGATGAATCTCGACATCACATGCCTCCAAGATCCTGAGCCCGGCTTTGGCCTGCTACCGTGGTCAAAGGGGCCAATGTGGCAGACGGATGAAGAGTACATATTTAAGATATGCTCTGGCATCTGGCCGGTAGAGCAACAATTCACCATCCCGGCTGGCTACCAGTTCGACAAAGCCAGCATCCCGCCCATTTTCTGGGGGCCGCCCCTCAACTACACGCCAGACGGCCTCTGTACGATGCCAGCCCTTGAGCACGATTTTCTTTGCGACCTCCTGACTGGCGGCAGTTACTGGCTAGTCGAAAAGTTAGGCAACCTGCCAGCCGCCCCGCCCGCTTGGGTGGTCCACCGCCATTTCTACTACCGCCTTCTCCAAGCAGGCGTCCGCCCCCGCAAGGCCGCTCTCATGGGCCGGGCCGTGGCTGCCTTTGGCCCGCAAGGCTGGGCTAGGCCGTCTTCGATCTTTGACAGGATATTCAAAAAGCCATGAAACCATTCATTCTCCGCCGCCGCCCATTCGGCCAGCGCCTAGCCCGGCTGCCAGCTTTGATGCGGCATTCATGGCAGTTCTGCCGCAACGCCTCAATGTGTGAGCGGCTGCTATTCTGCTTGTGGATGGCAAAACTCCAGTTGTTCCCATGCTAGCCCTCCTTCACGAACTCAGCGGGGCCGCCCTCGGCTTGGCCGTCATGGCCGGGCTGGTGCTGGCTGTGGTGGGCTTCTTTCTGATGATTGACAAAGGCCAAGGCGGGCCGTAGGCTTTGGCTCGCTATGAGCACGACACCCGACACACCCACCCTCCGCCTCGGCAGTAAAGGCCCGGCAGTACTCCGCCTTCAAAACCTTCTGTTTGATCGCCAATGGCTAAGGTGTAAGCCAGACGGGGATTTTGGGCCAATTACGGAATCCGCTGTTCGCGCTTACCAATTCAACAAAGACATTGTTATTGATGGCGTAGTAGGCCCAGCCACCTGGGCCGCCCTCCAGCCGCCAGCCAAGGCTGTGCCGCCTGCCGCAAAGCCTGCCACAGGCCCTAGCTTCGCTGACTGGCTGGTGACTATCGCTAAGCGTGACGTGGGCAAGGTAGAGACACCCCGCAACAACCAGGGCGCGTGGATCAAGCGATTTTGGCCTTCCACCTCCTACCCAGACGGCTACAGCAACAGAGAGCCCTACTGCGCGGCAGCCATGGCCTTTTGGCTGGACATGGTAGGCGACGAGCTAGCCAAGGCTGGCCTGCTGGAGAGCCTGACCAGCATGACCGCCGAGCAGTTTGAGAAATGGCGCTGTAAGTCCGCCGGAGCTTGGGCTTGGCAGGCTTGGGCCAAGAAGGCCAAGGGCGTAACCGTCCTGCCCGACTCCGCCACACCACAGAAAGGCGACATTGTAGTTTTCGACTTCTCCCACATCGGCCTAGTCACTGGCCAGCCCGCTAAGGGCCGCATTGCCACGATTGAGGCCAACACAGGCCCGGCTGGCGAGCGGGACGGTGATGGCTGTTGGGAGAAAAACCGCCCGCAGGAAGTGGCTCGTTGTTTCCTTCGCTTCAACTTCGCATGACCGAGGAGCGCGTAGCTTTTGAACTGCACCGGCAAGTCGCCAAAGCCGCCCATGGGAAAGATCACCACCACGTCACTACCGTTCTTACCCGCGCCATGTGGCAAGTATTCCTGCGCGGCATCGGCTTACCCGACCATGAAGAACCAAACGCAGAAACGCTTTTCTCCAAGGCTCGCCGTGTGGCGGGCTCTCACACTGTTGTCTTGGATGTGCCGGGCATGTGGGCAGTGTCACGTTTAAAAACCTTATGATTTCAAGCCTCAACCCAAATTCGACAACCCCAAAAGGCGAGCAATACGCCATTGCATGGGACGCTTTAAACAATGGTGACAACGCACGGGATGCTTACACGCCGGAGCAAAGAGCGCACGCTAAATGCTGGCTAACATACCGTGCCACAGACGGCGAGATTACAGCCAAGGACTGGCTGGAGAAAATCTTTCCTATCGACACCGGCAGCATCGAAAGCCAAGGCATGGCCGTTCGTTGGCGGTACTCACTCATCACCGCCGAAGTCTATTTGTGCATCCTCCACAATAACGATGATTGGAAGAATCTAGCCGAAGTCATCCTAGACTCACTTGCAGGCGACGACCTCACCACTCATCCAGGCATCGCAACAAATGTGCTGCGTGTCATGGCCCTCTACAGCTACGCCTTGTACCTGGACAACGACCCAAGTTTTGCAAGCGTTGCCAGAAACTCAATTCAGGCATGGCGGTCAATGTGGGCCAACGTCAATCCTGAGGAGCGTCCCTTGCGCTTTGCCGAAGTAGCGGCAGATGCAGTGCCGCTCTATGTCATGGCCCGTCTTTTGACCCTCGACAAGCCCTTAGAGCCATGGGCCGACACGCTGGTGAATGCCCAAGCCTCAACGCCTTGGGGTAGGTGCCTAATTGAACTTGGCATCCATCCACGCCGCCTTTGGTCAGCCAAGCCCGCCAGTCCGGCAGGCAGCAAGGTCAGCCTCTATAAGCAGCTTCATGCTTCACAGAAGTATGGCACAGGCAGCATGTCCGAAGGCTTCAAGAAAAAGCTACTTGGCCTCCTGCCGCCAATCAAAGACGGTAGTCCAGTCATTGACTTTGGATGCGGGCAGTCGCAAGACGCGAAAAAGCTATGGCCTCAAGGCAAAGTCACACGCTACGACCCCGCTATTCCCGGCATCGACAAACTTCCCGAAATGGAGCACTCCGCAGGCTTGTGTTTTGAGGTAATGGAGCACATTCCAGAAGAAGAGGTTACGGATCTTCTCAACCAAATGAAAATTCTGGCTCCAGTATGGGCTATCACTGTCCACACCGGCCCGGCTGCCCAAAAACTGGCAACAGGCGAGAACGCACATTGCACACAGCGGCCCGTAGAGTGGTGGATGGGGAAATTCCGCGAAGTGTTCGTCGGCAAGGAGCTTCAATGCTCGCCCATCAATGATCAAAGGTTTTTGCTCATCATCACATGAACCTGCCCCCCGTCATAGGCATCACTGTCTGCAACAAACCCTACGAGGCCTTGGCCCACCAAGCGGCGGCCAGTTTCAGAAAATACACCGGAGCGCCTGCCATCATCCTCACTACCGACGACCCGGCTAGCTATGATTGGAAATACGCCTTACCCGAGATCGCGGGGGATCGCGTATTTTGTTTCTTTGACGCAGATACCCTTGTTATCAAGCCTCTTGACCTCGCCCCCTTCCGCAACATTGCAGGCGTGGCCGCCATCCGAGACGCCTCCAGGCAGGCCCTGGACTCGTTCTGCCTGCCAGACGCCCTAGCCCTGGACTTCCCGCCTGAGAATTACTGCAACACAGGCTTTTTCTTCGCCAACGCCCGCCAGCCAGCCGTGAGGGCCGCCTTTGACTTGGCCCGGCGGCTCATGGGCGAGCACAGGGCGGGCATTGGGCCAGTCTTGAAGGACGTGACCGAACAGAGCCTACTCAATGCCGCTTGGCACAGGGCTGGCGTGGACATGATGTACTTGCCGGATGGTCTAAATTTCTGGCCCCATGCCTGCCATCGTGGCTGGCTGGATTGGCAGGGCGGTATCAAGGTGCTTCATGCCGCCGGAGTGCCCTTGGCCGAGAAGGCCGCCTTTCTGGAGAAGCACCGCGCAGTTTTCGAGGCATGACCTCACACCCGAGCTTGGCCGGTATTGCTGAGCGCAATTCAACATCACTACCTATGATCCCAAATCAAAACTTCGGGCAAGCAATCGAAGCCCTCAAAGAGGGCAAAATCGTCAGTCGTGCAGGCTGGAACGGCAAAGGGCTGTTCGTGTTCAGGCAGGTGCCTTCATCGGTGCCCGCTGAGATTATTCCAAAAATGACCAGCCTCCCGCAGGCGGTGAAAGACAGGCTTGGTAGAACTGGCCTTCCGATCACCTACCAGAATCAGTTCTGCATCGTGTATCCTGACAACTCGCTCCATGGCTGGCAGCCTTCCGGCTCCGACTCCCTCGCGACTGATTGGGAAATCCACGGAGAACATGTCGTGGCTGGCGAAACGGTAGGCACAGCCACGCCGCTGTAAGCCCCAAGCCCGCCCGGCCAACGCCAGGCGGGCTTTTTCTTGCCAAAACTTCCTCTTGCCAGTTTCTTAACTACACACAATACTAGAACCAATATGTCCGACACCACGACAGCGCCTTTTGATCCTGCCTCACTTTTGTATGGCAGCCTAGATAAGTCCCCGGAAACGTTTGCCGCCAGTTTCTCCGCCGGGGCCGCTAAGCCCGCGCCCGTGAATGCCGCCCTTATGGCCGACCCGGACGAGGCAGGCGGCCAAGATCCTGCCAACCCTGTGCCAGCCACTGACCCAGGAGCCTACGAACTTCAGCCAGACTCGGCTGTGACTGCCCCCGAAGAGGCCGCCCCAGCCCCATCCGCCGAGGCCGAGGCGGGCCAGCCTGCCCAAGCCGCCGAGCCGGTTGACTTGGCTCCTGTCTTTACGCAAGCCCTCGAAGATTATAACGCCGCCGCCCAAGCAGCCCAAGAGGCCGCGCAGACGTTAGCCGATCTCCAGAACAACGCCGAGGGCATCGCTGAGTTTACGCCTGAGATGGCCGACGCCATGGAGGCCAAGATGAAGGCCCAAGCAGCCGCCGAAAAAGCCTTTGAGGAAATCGGCGATGACTCCCTTGAACTGGCAATGAGCCAGTACCCAGAACTGCGCGACGACAACCATCCCGCCACCTTGGCTGTGAAAAGCCTGCTTGCCGTCAATCCCGAGTTCGCCAGCACTTCCCCAACCGCCGTGGCCGAGTACGCCGCCAACTTGGCCGCCCAGATGCGCGCCAACGCCCCAAAATCTCCCACCGTGCCAGTCAGCCAGCCTCAGCCCGCCCCTGGCCCCGTGCCAGCCAAGGCCCCGGCAGCCCCGGCCTCGTCCAGCGTAGCTATGGCCCAGCGCCCCGCGCCCGGCCAGCCAGCCACGCCTGACATTGTGGCCCAGACAATGGCGGCTGCCAAGGGCGGGAGCCTAGCGGATATTTTCGGCGCTGTTCTTGGCGCTGGCAGTAACGCGATACGAATGTCTTAGAGATAGCGGTTCCCGCAAGGGGCCGACGCCTGTGTGGCGTGACGACAGATTAACAGGGTCCATGAAGCCCTGCGGATCAATCTGTTCAAAAATCACCACCACACTACTCTAATGGCCTCATACGAAGAAATTAACGCGCAGACAGTCGCTGAGCTTGTTGCGCAGTCCCCCACCTACGCCCGCCAGATTCTCTGGGTGTCGAGCATTGCTTTCGACAACGAGCGTTACAACCCGTTCTCCGAACTCATGGGCGGCCTTGGCTCTGTCAAGCCTGTCAAAGAAGTGCTCGACACCTCCAAAGTACGCGGCAACACCATCGTGTTCAGCTCCGAAGCTGGCCTCGGCGGCAAAGGCGTCCAGGGTAACACCAACCTTGTTGGTGCGGAAGAAGTGCGCAAGTACAGCCAGTTTACGCTGACTATCGGCCTGCACCGTCACGCCGTCGCTGAAACCGTCACGACCAAAGACCTGACGTTCATCGGCACCACGTTTGACCAATCGGCCCGCCGTGGCCTCAACGAATGGGTGCAGCGCCTTAAGTGCGACTGTATCGAAGCCGTCATGCTTGGCAGCCTTGAGACGTACAACACGCTCTATGCTGGCAACAAGGCGAGCATCAACGCCCTTACCTCGACTGATGTCGTCACCAAAGCCACGATCTCCCAAGCGAAGATCATGGCAAACGGCATCAAGATGCAGGAAATCGAGATCGCCCGTGGCCCCAACGGCCAGCGCATCCTGAAGTACTTCTTCC